AGCGCACCGAAGTTGGCTTAGGTCAGGTCCTAGAGAACACCTCCCAAGGTGCTGGAATCCTATTCCGTGGCGTCGGATTCTGCAAGACATACAACTCAAATCGTGTAGTCTCACCTTTAGGTACCCCGTACCTCGCTAGCATCGTGTGGTACAGTCGCAACATGGGATGAGAGTTATAACCACTGTCAACAACAAGTTCTTGCACCCTAGCTACCGAGATCCCTGGATCTTTAACCGGATATTCAGGATACATTAACAAGCGAAACAGCTTAATGTCATCGCGACTGACACGTCCGTTAACACTCTTATGCCCAAGGAATTCCAATTGACTAGCCTTGAACGTAATAACGCTCTTGGTAGTGTTTAGTTTCATTCCAAACACCTGCAACGCTTGGACTGCCCACTGATCTAGGTTGACCCACTTCCCCTCAGGAACACTGAAAATCGAATCATCTCCGTAGACTTTGGTTCGAGACCAGGTACCCCAGTTCTTGAGTTGAAGGTAAACTATAACGATGAAGTTCACGATAGAGTCAACTAATGAGGTAAAATTGCTACCGCTCGGGACGCCTGCAAACTTTACATAGACTTGACCATCGGGTAAACACAGTGGAGTTTTCGTGAAGTACCACTCAATCATTTCTAACTCATCACTTTGTTGATCAGTGAGGAGTAGGTTAGCTCGAATTATATCGAACGCGATTGAAATGAGTCCAGGCGCGACTGAGGAATCAAATCCACTCCAGTCAATTCCAACTGCATATCTCCGACTACCGTCTTCGCGGATACCACAGCAGAAATCAATGAAAGAAGGGAGTTCCTTCAATTGTGTTTTTCCTGCGTAAAACGGGCCATCAAAGCTTGCATATGCTTCGAGTAAGGGTTGAGCATACTGACCTTCCAACAAGATCAACTCAAAGGGATACGCCCATACATTACGAAGCTTTGGCTTCCAACTCTCTGCCAACTGAGTTCTTTTAAATGTGAGACAGGGCGGTAAAGCACGTTTACTTAACCGCTTCTGGCGTATCAGTTTCTTCAACTTCAACGCTTCGTAGATCGCATCTCGATGAACCGACCCTTTGTCATGCACTCGGTTGCCCTTGTGATGCCAAGTCCACCCTGCACTAGAGGAAGGCTTTGAGACTCGAACCTCGTCAATTCGAATGGGTTTCGCTGCTTTAGGCAGGTAGAAAGCGTCTCTCGCAATACGCACTGCTTCTGCAAACAGTGGATCCCTAGGCAATTTTGGGTACTGCCGATTGTACTTAGACACAGACTGTCTAAGAAGATCTAGATTACCTCCAGATCGCGTCCATCCCTTCATATAAGGGAGAACTTGCGGCATGGTCATCCGCAAAGCTTTACGAACGTATTTGTCCACCACGTCCTGTTGAAACTGGATCGGGTATCCATACGTAGTCCCAAGATACTTGAGACCGGTTCCTACCTCGCAAAGTGGCGTGTCCATAGGACATCGTCTAAGACTGCGCTGCGATGCACAAATCTCGATTCCTTCGGAACGTTAACGTCTCTGGAATTTGTACTATGTAACATTTCTGTCACCACGTTCCTCTCGCTCGTGCGCAAG